CTGGTTCCAGCAACTGTTGGCGGCTTATTAGCGTGGCTAACCAACCGATGATTATGGCGTTTTTACTTATAGTCATAATCGACGGGGAACCTTTAAAGGAAGAGTTCTACTTTCGAGATGTGACCCGCTGCAATCAGTTTGCGTACTACGTTGAATCTGGTGCAGTTACGATAGACAAGCGAAGGCGTAATCAGAACAACATTAGTGCTTACTGTATCCCTAAAAAGATACGGTCTAACATGAAAACTTGGGACTAGACTATGAGTATCGTCGCATCATTAGTAGGGCCGGTTACAGGGCTACTTGATAAGTTCATTGAAGACAAAGACCAAAAGGCTAGGCTGGCGCATGAAATTGCAACTTTAGCGCAGAAAGAAGCGCATAAAAATGCAGCTTTGCAGCTAGACGTAAACAAGACCGAAGCTGCACATAAGTCGTTATTTGTTGCTGGCTGGAGGCCGAGTATTGGTTGGGTGTGTTCGCTGGGCTTACTCTACAATACCATTATTGCCAACATACTAGGCATCTGGGTAGACCTACCCGAAATAGATACAACCCTGCTCGTTCCGGTTATGATGGGGATGCTCGGTTTGGGCGCAATGAGAAGCTACGAAAAGGTCAACTCCGTAGCTAGGGAGAAGTAATGAGCGACTTAATTAGTATGCTTAAACGCCACGAAGGTGTGCGGTCTAAGGTTTATATATGCTCGGCTGGGTATGAAACAATTGCGGTAGGCAGAAACATTAGCGAGTCTGGTCTTGGTTTGTCTGATGATGAGATTGACTACCTGTTAAACAACGACATCAAGCGCGTGCGAGAAGAGTTAACGGATTCATACTTTTGGTTCCCCGCAATGAACGAGGCACGACAAGATGCCTTAATTGATATTTCGTTTAATCTGGGCCAGACTCGACTACGTGGTTTTGTTAAAGCCTTAGAGGCTATGTCCCGTGAACAGTTTGACGTTGCCGCTGACGAATTCATGGACAGTAAGTGGAGCCAACAAGTAGGCAACCGTGCCATAGAGGTGACTGAGATGATTCGCACAGGTGAATACCGCTAATGCCGCTCCAGAAGCTGTTATTTAAACCCGGAGTAAACCGTGAGACTACTCGGTACGCTGCCGAAGAAGGTTGGTATGACTGCGATAAAGTCAGGTTCCGTGGTGGGCTACCTGAAAAAATAGGTGGATGGCAACCGCTGTCTAGTTACACGTTTCTTGGTTTGTGTAGGTCTTTACACAGTTGGGTCACGCTGTCTAATCAAAAGTTGTTAGGTGTAGGCACGAACCTCAAGTTCTACTTAGAGAAAGGTGGGTTGTACTACGATATAACCCCAGAACGCACCCCCGCAGGTGTATCTCTGACCGACCCGTTTACTACTACCAGTGGGTCTACTACGGTCACTGTAACCGATGCTAGTGGTGGGTACGTAAACGGTGATTTCGTTACATTTAGCGGAGCATCTGCTGTAGGTGGGCTAACCTTAAACGATGAGTTCCAGATAACTTATCTTACAGGTAGTACTTACACCATAGAATCTGCTACAGCCGCTAGTTCCTCTGCTACAGGTGGGGGTTCGGTAACAGCTAAGTACCAGATAAATGTCGGCCCAGAAATAGAAGTTCCGCTAGTAGGTTGGGGTGCAGGTGGGTGGGATCAAGGCACTTGGGGTAACGGAATAGAAACAGCTACAGATTCTTTACGTTTATGGAGCCAATCTAATTTTGGTGAAGATCTTGTATTTGGCCCTCGCAACGGCGCGGTTTACTACTGGGATGCTTCCAACGCAGACGGGCTTAATGGGCGTGCGGTAGAACTATCTACACTTGCTGGCGCGTCTAATACACCCACAGTACAAAATTTTATTCTTGTATCAGATATAAGTCAGTTCGTTTTCTGTTTTGGTGCCAATACAATCGGCAGTGCTGTACAAGACCCTCTACTTATTAGATGGTCAGACCAAGCAAACGCGGCTCAGTGGACTCCCGGCGCGGCTAACCAAGCAGGTGATATAAAGCTGTCCAAAGGCTCTCAGATAGTAACTGCTCTACAGTCTCGCCAAGAAGTTTTGGTATGGACTGACGCTGCCATGTACGCGCTACAGTATCTAGGTGGCGCTTTAGTTTGGGGTTCTCAGTTACTTGGTGAAAACATATCTATTGCCTCTCAGAACTCAGCCGCTTACTCAGATGGTATAGCTTACTGGATGGGCCGTGATTCTTTCTACATGTACGATGGTAGGGTTAAGAACTTACGCTGTGACTTAAAACGCTATATATTCAACGATTTTAACTTTGACCAAATAGATCAAGTATTTGCAGGTACTAACGAGGGGTTTGACGAGATCTGGTGGTTCTACTGTTCAGCTAACTCTACCACCATAGATAAGTATGTAATCTATAACCACGTACTAGATGTATGGTACGACGGTACATTAGCACGCAGTGCTTGGCTAGATTCCGGTACTCGTGCGAACCCTATTGCTGCTACATACAGTAATAACTTAGTTATGCACGAAGACGGTGTAGACGACAATGTAACCGGCACTAACACTGCTATATCGTCGTACATAACGTCAGCACAGTTTGACATACAGGATGGGAACAGCTTCTCGTTTATACGTCGAATACTGCCAGACGTTACATTTGACGGGTCTACTGCGGACAGTCCTAGCGTAACTATGGAGCTATTGCCGCTACAGTCGTCTGGGTCTGGGTATAATTCTCCGCTCTCTGAAGGTGGGTCTAACAGCGCCGCAGTCACACGCAGTGCCATAGTTCCTGTTGAGGCGTTTACAGATCAGGTCTACACCAGAGTACGTGGTAGGCAGTTATCTATAAAGCTAGAGTCTGGGGATGTGGGAGTTACTTGGCAGTTAGGTGCCCCCAGATTAGATATACGCCCAGATGGTAGACGGTAATGACGGTAGACATAAACTTTGTTGCTCCGCAGTTACCCACGCCGCCTGACGGGTATGACCCACAAGCGTTTGAACAATTTAATAATGTACTGCGGATCTACTTTAACCAGTTAGACAATGCACTGAGGGACGCTATGGCGGTTCAAGAACCATACGAATTACAAGTATCTAAAGGCCAAGTGGTTGGTGCGTCTCCTGAGTATAAGTTTGGGTTTAACCCAGATGTAAATGGTACTGAAGAAACAATATGGTCGCATGGTGGGGATTATCCGTGGGCTACGGCGGCGTTTACGGCGTTTATTAGCAGTTCTAGCACCGCAGATACTATCGCAGGTACAGGTGCACAGACTGTTACTGTAGAGGGTTTAGACGAGAATTACGCCTCTCAAAGTGTTACTGTGAACATGAATGGGCAGACTCAGGTGCAGATTGGTGATGCGTCGGGGTGGCTGCGAGTAAATCGTATTTTCGTTGCTACGTCAGGTAGTGGGGGCACTGCGGCAGGGGACATATATGTTTCTGTTTCTGGGGCAACTGCGGGGGTACCTACAGGTGATATATACGCAAAAGTTACGGCTGGAGATAACCAAACACAGCAGGCGATATATACTGTACCCGCAGGCTCAACCTTCTATACAGACGACGTTACGTTTACCGCAGCTATATCTTTAGCTAACAAAAACGTCACCGCTAAATTCATCTCTCGTGAGTTTGGGTCTAACACGTTTAGGACGCGCCTAATACAAACGCTACAAAGCAATTTACTGCTAGTGCCATTTGAATACCCTCTGGCTATACCAGAAAAAACAGACGTTGAATGCCGAGCGAGTACCGATACTACGAATGTAGAAATCGGCGCGTCTTTCCAAGGCGTTTTGATAGCTAATTAGGTAAAGCGATGAATATAGGAATAGGAAACATAGGGTTAGGTGGATTAGGGATAAGCCCTGCCGAATTACAAAGGCGTATAGCGCAGTACCAATCTGGAATTGGTAGTGTTCCTGCACCTGCACCTGCTCCAGTAGTTACACAGCCACAGCAACCCATTATCCCAAAAAGTTATGGAAAACCTACTCCCAGCGTTGGTGGGCGACCTAACGTAACTACGCCTATCCCGTACCG